CGTTATAGCCTGTCGCATCGTAGCCTGTAGGCCCGCTGAAGCCTTGCGCCGTGTAATTGGCGTTACCCTGAAACATTGCAGGGTCGTAGGTTGCAGCCTTGATTTGGTCGGGAGTGTACCCGGCTGCACGCATGGCAGCATCTTTTCCAGCCGCTACAGATTCTGAACCTGTACCACCAATTTTTCTGGCAGCTTCAAACGCGGCCAACTGGTCAGCCGTGAATCCCGCAGGCCCGCCTATAGTTGCAGGCGTGTAGCCCGCCGCCGTCTTGTTCGCGTCCTCAATGTTTTTGTAAACCTGCTGCTGGATAATTGGGTCGATAGTTGTTGACGCAGTATTGTTGCTTGTCTGTGTCTGGTCCGTTTTTGTTGTGGTCTTGTTACCTTTACCCATTGCCCAGCTCCTTTGCCATGCCCACCCACCGCTCCGCGTACCCGTCACCCACGAGGAATGACCGCAACCACCCGCGCCGCCCCGCCATCGTTACCGCAGAACATCCCTGCGTCAGCGCCCACGGCTCAATCTCACGAATTATGGCCCGAATACCATCCAGTGATCCGCCACCGAGGAACATGTGGCAGACGCGCTTCAGCGGGTAAGTCTCCAATTCTGTGATAACGAACGAATTGCCGCTCTGCCAATACTGGAGTTCCCCGCGAATCACCGCATCCCGAACATGCTCGAAGCGATGAGTTCCGCCGGAATGCTCGAGCGCCGCTTCAATACCAGCCTGGTTGAACTGATCGTGTGTGAGAATCGGCATCATATCGCGGTCCCCGAAACTGCGCCTGCATTGCTTACTGTGATTGTGTACCGCGTCCCGTTGGGCGAGGTCATAATCAGACGCATCCCTGAAACCAGTTCGATGTCCTGCTGGCGCTTGAGGTTTCGCGTGTCGGCCAGTTCGATTTCTCGGTTTCGACGTGCTTCTTCAGTTTGGACGTAACGCGCCCCAGGGTCTGGAAGTCTCATCGCCGCCCCCCTGCTACAGCATCAAGCCTGATATTACCGACGCGCCAATCCGCATCCGTCGCCCCAAGCAACTGCATCGCAACCTGTCGCCCAGTAAATCGCATATCAGTGTAGGCCGATGGCGTATACGGCCCATAGCTGGACGTGTCGCCTTCTGGCGTGAATTTGGTTGTGAACGTCATGTTCACCTGCCCGGATGTCTTTTCGTCTGGCACCATCTGGCGTACCGCCATGACCTGATCACCTGTGCCAAGTTCCACAGGCCCGGAAGTGGCATAGCGCCCAGTCGTGATGGCCGTACCGTTGTTCGTCCATCCATACTCGTGTTCGTAGACGTAGCCGCTAGAGTCCACCGCCATTGGGTACGGGAACACGCCAGAATCCGCCCAGCAGGTCCGCGCAAGGCTCCCAATGTTCCACGTCTTTTCGCGGTAGTTCCAAGTGACGTAGCGGTCCACCTCATCGCTTGCCGACGAACAGTAGAACCACCAGACCTCGCCAAACTTGGAATTGTGACCCGCGTAGACTTTCGCAAGCTGCACCAGATTGATGTCGCCAAACACATAATCCGACACGTCGCAGGGGATATCCCGCAGAGCGCCATCGTAGTAAAAGAACCCGTTCCCGCCCATCCATGCCGCGCCAGCCTCAATCACGGCCACTGCATTCGGCCCCGCGATGCCGCAGAACCCGCCAACGCGCCGCACTGCGTAAATGAAGGGAGGCCCGACGTATTGCAGGGAGTGAACGTCTGTATCTGTCCAGATCAGAACTTCATTAGGAAGCCGTCGCCCGCAGCGAATCCGCCCGTTCGTCTGTAACTCAACGTCGCCCGCAGTATTCGTACTTGATGGCGTCCAGGTCGTGTTAACTTCCTGATCGCACCACTTAATCTGGCGCGGATTCGAGGAAGCCCCAAGCGCCAACTGGTAGCGTTCCGCTGTCACCATCGTGGCAACGCACCCTGTAGGAGCGCCCGATATTACCGCCGCAATTGTTCCCGTGTTGAGTTCCCACTGGTAGAGCTTGCCGTCGTAGTTTGAGCACCCCACAAGGTACTGCCCCCAGTTGTCAAAACTCCAGGTTGTGGCGTCCAGAACGCCCACTACTACTGGCGCAGCGCCGAAGGCTCCGGTACCGAAGACACCGCCACCAAAGCCGTTACCCGGCAGAGAGTCAGCGCGTCCAGACGAGAAACCGGATGGCGTCACGTTGTAGAGCGAACCGCCGTTGTAAATGTACAACCCAGAGTGTGTCCCGATTGCGACCCACCGGTTTGTGCCGTAATCGCGCCACGGAAACATGCCCCGAGCCAGCCCAGACACGGCCCCAGATAACGGACGCCGCCAGCCGCCAACAGGCCGAATTGTCCCCTCAAAAAACCGCACAAGCGAGGCATCGTACCACCTGCCCTGCGCCTGGTAGTTAGTGCCGTTCCGGTAGATTCCGGGCGGGATTTTGAGCGGGATCAACATGGATCGCTATTCCCACCACCGAACGATCACGATTCCTGAGCCGCCCGCGCCCGCCGGGTAAGTGGCACTGTAGCCACCACCGCCGCCGCCGCCAGTGTTGGCTGCGCCAGCCGTGCCTGATGCCGCTTGTGTGGAACCGTTGCCGCCACCGCATGAACCTGCGCCGCCAGTATAAGATCCCATCCCTCCACCACCGCCCCCGTACCCTTCTCTTCCGATTCCGCCGCCGCCCCCGTGCCCTTGAGCGGTTGTAGCAAGAAGCGTAAATCCGTTTAGCCCTGCACCACCTGCGCCGCCACCGCCCCCGGAACCCACGCCGACGCCGGTGTAGTTGTTATCCATCCATCGCCCGCCGCTCGACGCTGCAACCGAGTTCCCCGATGCGCCGCCGCTTGCCGCTGCCCCTGCACTGCCGCCCTGCCCGCCCGTAGCCGTCAATAGCGACCCAAATGTCGTGCTTGACCCGGCAGTGCCCGCTCCACCACTGCCCGCTGCGCCACCCGCGCCGATTGTGACTGTCACGTTCGCCGTGACGTTTATCCCGAAAGCGTGATTGACTGAGCCGCCACCACCACCCGCTCCACCTAAAGAGTCCCGTCCCCCACCACCGCCTCCCCCAACCGCGATGACTTCGACGTAGCCCGCCGCAAGCAACGCAGCAGACGGCGTGAAAGTCCCGCTGGCTGTAAAGGTCTGGCTTTTCTGAACTCGACCAGAAATATATGACATTTAGTAAATCCCCCAGTTTGTGCCGTCAGAAACGAATGTGTAGGCGTCGTACTGTCTGGCAATCGTCACCGTTGATTGGCCGTCAATAGTTTGACCGCCCGTCGTTGCGATTGTAACCGCGTTTGAATCCGATGTCGTCTTCTTGATCTGGACACGTTTTCCCGTATTTCCTGCCGCAGTAAATAGTGTCGCCGTCACCGCGCCGCCAGCAGTGCTGACTTTTACGTAGTGGTCTTGATACGTTAGCGTCAGCGTCGTGTTTGTGGTGATTGACTGGAAGCCAGCCGTGAACGAGCCAGCAGATGTCGTCTGCTCCGTCGCATCGGGGAAAACAATCTTCGTGCCGATTGTGACGATGGTGCCCTTGATCGCCGCTGGCGTGGTCTGGCCAATAGGCGAGTTTTCCAGCGATGTTAGCCCGGTAACGGTGCCGCCTGTAACGGCAACCGCGGAAGCTGCCTGAGTCGCAATCGTGCCAAGCCCGAGGGCCGTTCGTGCGCCAGATGCCGTTGCTGCGCCCGTCCCGCCTTTCGTCAGCAACAGAACCGGCCCGGTCGTGAACAGCGCGTCGATGCTGTCAAGATCCGTGTTTAGCTTCGTCCCCCATGTATCAGTGGACGCGCCAACTTCCGGTTTTGTCAGCCCAAGGTATGTTGTTGTTGTATCAGCCATTTGTCACCTGCTCAAAACGCAGTAGTTGTTGATGACGCCACCGGCCAGAGGAATCGCTTCATTTGGCCACAGCCTTACATGCCACTTCGGCCCCGGTGTCATCCACGGTTGCGGTGCCGCAAGCGGCTTTGATATCGGCCATAGCCTTTTCATATGCGGCCTTAGCTTTAGTCAGTTCAGCTTGGATTTCGAGATACCGCGTCGTGTTCGAGTGGTAGCCCGCCAACGCCTTCCAGCGTTCCTTCAGGAGCGCGTCGGACAGCTTGGGCGTTTCAGCCGCATCGGCAAGGCACGCCAGCGAGGTGAGGACCATCAGAGCGGCGAGCTTCACTTGACCACCACGGTTCCCGATGCGGTGACGAGAGCCAGCGCGTCCGCGCTTTTCTTGGCATTTTCCACTTTGGCGGCAGCGGCCTTGACTCCTGCGTCGTACCTCTGCACGAGCGGTACAATCAGGGACTCCATGACGTGCTTGATAAGCAGTTCAGCGGGACCAGTGTACTTCGCCTTTGGTGTGCAGTCGGGTTCGGTGCATGGCTCTACCTGGTCCGCAAGAAACGCCTTCAGAGAGGCAACGGCGGCTGGTGCAAGCGTGACCTCGGTTGTTTGCGCGTCCACTTGAATGGTAACCTTTACGGTCTGGGCCGAAAGTGCGAGGGCCGATGCGATGAGGAGGATGAGTAGGGTTTTCATGTTCGTTTTCCTTTTATGTTTACGTTCCTGAAATGCAAAGGCCATTCTTAAACCCCGTGCAGGTTGTTACCGTTGCGCCAGCCGTTCCATCACTGGATTCATACCCACCAGCGCGAACCGTTGCCCCCGCCGAATCATCCGCAAGCCTGAAAAATAACTTTGTGGTTGATCTTTGAATCGAAGGGAAGCTGCTAGTGGTGCCACCGAATTGGAGGCGGTTGAAGTCGGTTTGCGCGTTATTGTACAGTGCAATTACGCCACTAGAAGGCGAAGTCATCGTTGAGCGAGTGGACCAACCTAAATCTTGCGTTACTCCTGCGTTAACATTACCCCCCGCAGTAATACTCACAGCAGAAGTTAGCTGGCCAGTAGCCGAAATGCTCAGCACGTTTGAGCCAGCGTTATTCTGAACTTCCAGCACGTTGCCACTCTGCGCTACACCTGCCCGAAATACTGCCAGCGTTGAACCTGTTGATGCGGTCGCGTCGTAAGCACGGAAGGTGCCGCTTGCCCCTGATTTTGCTACATCCAAGCCGTAAACTGGTGTAGTCGTCCCGATGCCGACGTTACCGCCACCCAAAATAGTCATCGCCGTTACTGCTGTAGATTGTGGTTGAAGCTTAGTGTTAAAATTTACATACCCCCCACCTACTCCTGCATAATTTGCAATTATATTCAGCACACTATACATCGCTGCTGGCGAACCGCTATAGCCATATGTATCAAAGTTGAGCTGCGGTGAATAACCATTCGTATTACGGATCGACACTATGGGGAGATTTGCATTTGACGTGTCAGAAATATCAAGTTTTGAAACAGGCGTTGCCGTCCCAATCCCCAACCTGTTGTTTGTGGCATCCCAGAAAAAATCCGCAGGATCTTGATTGAGTGTGCCCGTCGCACTGACGTATGGCACCGCGCCGACCGTGGTGAGGTTCGTGGCCCCGCCCACAGGCCCGCCGCCAGTGGCCATCGGGATCATCGGAGGTGTCTGCGCGGCAAGGCCACCGACGAACAGGAGCGCGATAAGCGTCTTCATCGACGGCCCCAAATGCTGTAATTGCACCCGGAGCCAGATGCGGAGATTGACAGAGATGTCGGGATGTAGGCACCCTGCAACACCAGAAGGCTGACTATCTGGTTGGCCGCGACGGGGATAGCCGTCATCGCGCCAACAGCGTTGCCGTCCGTGATAGTGACCGTGCGGGCTGTCGTACACATGACCCACCCGCCGAGAACCACCACGCTACCCGTCAAAATGACAGTGGGTGATGTCGGCATAGCCTGCGGCTCCATCAGCCATGTAGGGTTAACGGGTCCGGGAGGATACACAATCGGCGTAGCCGACTGGCTCCAGAGCGCCCCCGCTACCACCAACGCCAATGCGATAAATCGTTTCATCCGATGCTCCTTCCTCGTACTGCAATGCGCTGGCCCACGCTGCTGCGTTGGTCTTCCAGCAAGATATCTTGAATGATTGCGTCGAACAGCCCGGCCCAGATGCCTATGCGTTCGTCGTCTTTGAGGTAGGGAGCCGAGTGTACCAGGGAGCCGTAAAGGTAGGCGTCCGGGTGCTTGCTCAACAGCCAGTTTGACGTATTGCTGTCTGACAAAGCCGTCAGAGCCGCATAGTAAACCAGTTCGGCTGTGTAGGTTGTATCCGGGGTCGGATTGACCCGCAAATATCCTCCCTCGATTGTATACCAAATTGGCTCACCTGTAGAGTCCCATCTTTCGGCGCTCTTGATGTCCATTTCTTCCGGCGTGCAATACGTGAGCGGCTGCGTCGGTGCCGAGGTCGTCAGCTTGACCTTAACAGCCTCGCGAAACGTGCCAGGTACCGCCGTGTATTCGCTGGAGATAGTGAACGCTGCGTTCCGCGTCCGCTGGTCCCGCGTGCGAAGAATGCGATTGCCCTTTGCCTCGCACATCGTAATAAAGTTTGGGATCGTCGTGGTGAGATCCGCACGGTTTAGCGTGTCCGCAATGGCCGTTTTCAGTTCGCTAAAGGTTGTGATGGCCATGTAGCCTCCTGTTTCATGCCTTCACGTACCGCCCATGTGTGAAGGTGCTTAAACTCAAATTCTCCGAGGTGCCCGATTTGCTGCGAAACGTCGTGGTCTACATAAACCGGGATGTTCTGCCGCTTCAGTAACATGCAGAAGTATGTATCCTCGCCCATAAACTCTTGCATATCGGGGACGAACGGCGTAGCGAATGGCGGAAATGGGATCTCGTCGAAAACATCCATTCGCACCAGCAGAACCCCGGTTCCGAGCATGTCAACCTGCTCCAGCCCGGTGGAGTCTTCTTCGGTGTAGACGGGAACCTTGCCATCTACGTGGTCGTAGTTCGCTGCGGTCGGCCCGGTCGGCATCCTGCGCTTGGCACAATTCGCGCCAACAACCTGCACGTTATGCGCCAGCAGCCGTTTCAACGTGTCAGCCGGGAACCGCATATCGGAGTCGAGCCAAAGGATATGGGTCGCGTTCTCGCGCCGCGCCTCTTTTACAAGGGCCGTCCGCTGAGATGCCAGCAGCGTTCCCATCGACGGCATCGGGATTACGGTATCGCCCGTCTGAAGATGCGCGGCTACCAACTTCACCAAATCAAACGCAAACCGCGCTTTGCATTCATCGCGTGTAGGGATGCCGATAACTACCCGGTTCATATTGTTCCCGGCCTTGTGCGGAAAAACCGGTTGTCGGGATTGTTGAGCCATTTGCGAAGTTGCGCCCGGTCGTGCTGGATGCCTACCTTGGGGTCATAGAAGACGCTGAGAGGGATTGAGGCCACGCGGTCACCCTGACCATCGCGCCAGTTCTGGCGTTCGTCTACGCTTGCGTAAACGGCTTTGTTGCAGGCAATCAAAGTGCTGACATCCTGAACTGTTTCAACCGTACACTCCAACGTCATCGGGTCAAAGTGATGCCAAGTTTCAATTCCTGCGTCGGCGTCTCTGTCTACCAGTCGCGATTGCAAAATCATCCTCCTAAAAAAACGGGGAGAGCGCCGGTGATGACGCCCTCCCCCAGGTTGTTACGCCACGCTTTAGCTGGTGACGAGATCAGCGCAAAGACCGTGAGCGGCCTCATTGGAGACCTTCAGCGCGTATTCCGCGAGAATGGCCTTCTTCTCAGCGTCACCCGTTTTTGCCAGATCAATTGACTGGAAGGGACGAAGGAAGAGAACCGCCGCCATCTTCGGGTCAAGAATCCAGGCATCACGTTCGCGCTGGAACCGGTTGGGGACAACCTTCAGTTCGCCAAAATCGCCCACGTAAACGTCAGCGGCTCCGATGATCTGCGCCTGCTTGCCCGCAGAAACGTCACGGAAGCGGGTAGCGATACCCGAAAAGCTGGAAACCACGCCCTTGTTGTAAGGCCCGGTCATCAGGATCGTGGGTTCAGCGCCAGAAGTAAAGCAGAGCGAAAGCGCCGCTTTCAGAATGGTTTCGGTGAAAGCCCGAACCGTACCGTCCGAGCGAACGTTGGCCGCAGCCGGAACGCCGGAAGTCCAGTCGGGGTTGGCTCCGGTGCCAGAGGCTTTGGCGACGTTGGTTTTGATCCACGCCGTCAAAGATGCCGTTTTGGGTGCCGTGGTGGAGTCGCCCGTCACGCCGCCCTGATTGACGCCAATGATGTTGAACTCCATATCCCGCTTGAGTTCTTTCGACATCTTGACCATCTGATACGAAAGTTCCCGAGCGCGGCCTGCGCTGTCCACGGCGTCTTGAGTGCCGGAAACAACGACGGTCTTGCGCGAAATCATCGTGCGGTTACCGACACGAACTGTCGGAGTGACGGCGGTGAAGGTCATCTCGTCGCCCTGAAGTTGCGCGTTGGCGGCGGCAGCGGCGAGAGCGTCAGTCTGCCATTCGGTGAGAGTGGCGCTTGCCTTGCCCTTACCAATGTTCGACATGAACGGCGTGTTCTCGGGCGAGATGTTGCTGATTGTGTTGGCGAGGTCTTCGCGGTTACCGACTGCGGAGAACGTCAAAAATGTGTTGGTTACGATTGCCATTGAAATGCCTCCTTTAGGCTGGCTTCATCATGTGCAGGAACACGTCCGCTGCTGCTTCGTCGGAACGGTCCTTTTGAAAACGCTGTTGTGCGCGGGCAAGGTTACCAACTCCTGACCTCGTTGCGGGTGCGCCCGGTGTCGCAGATCTGGGGCCGATAGGCTGGACGGGTCGCAAACTGCGTGCTGCCACCGCCTTGTCGTAGAGCATGGCTTTTCGCAGAATGACTAAAAGGCGGTGATCGTCTACCGTGTCAACGTCTTCCGGCGTAAACCCTACCGAACTGGCGAAGTCCTGAAGCGCGGCTTTGTCGGCCTTCAATCGCTTCACGTCCTTCCACTCCGGTATCGCATCGAACAACTTCACCTTTTCTTCAGCGCGGTTTTGTTGTGCGATGCGTTCCTGCTCTGCCTGCTCCCGTTCGTGCAACTGCTGACGTTCCAGATCCAAAGATTGCTGTCTTGCCCGGTATTGGGCAAAGAGCGCCTGCTGGCGAACGTATTCAGCCGGGTTTTCCGTTGCCAACTGAATCCAGTCCGGTTCCTGCGGAGCCGATTGCTGAATCATGTGCTGGAGTGTTTCGAGGTTCTGCTGGTAATGCACGCGCTCCGATTGGGCGGCTTCCAGTTCGGCGTTTGCGGTCCTCCGCAATTCTGCCGCTTCCTGAGTTTTCCGCGTGTAATCGGCAGTCCGTTGATACCCCTTCACAAGTTCGTCCGCTGTTACCTTCTGTTCTTTGCCGTCAATCTTGACGGTGAACTCGGCAACAGGTTTTGGCTCGTCGGGGTCTTCGTCGGAGTCCTGCTCATCTTCAGAGTCGTCGGCTGGAGCGTCTTCAGCCTCTTCGTCCGGGTCGATCTCCGTTTCATCCTCTTCGCCCTGCTGCGTGTCGGCGTTGCCGAGCAGCATTTTCTCGAAGGATGAGGCGGCTGTGTCGTCTGTTAGAACGCTGGTTGTTTCCGTGGCGGTCATAAGGTTTTCATGTTTAGGCGGTTCTGGGAGATCTTGCCATCATTGATGAAAGATTCGAGCTTCGCCTTTACTTCAGAAAGTACAGAAAGTTTGAGAAACATCGCCTCGCGGTCGGCAGTCGGCAATCCGCCGCTCTGCTTCCAGTCGTTTACGATTTCCGCTTCAATCGAGGTGAAGGCGTTATCCATCAGCGGGTTGCTCAGGAATTGTTCGGCGCTCTTGCCTCTGATAATACGGTCTTCAGTGGTCACTGGACGGGTTGCTCCTGAGGTAGATTAGAGGCGTTAACCTGCGCCTGCGCGTCTTGCTGCATTTGCAAGTTGTCTGCGTCGATTTTGGCGTTCACGGACATCATGTCAGCGCCATATTTCAGTTGGAGTTCAGCAAGTTTAACCCGGCTGTCAACCATAATCTTGTAACGCTCCCGCGCATCGTCCATCACCATCTGGTCGCGCTTCAGGTCTAATTCGCCCGCGTCGGTTGAAATCCTGGCCCGCGTCTTTTCCTGCTCAACCTGAGCAAGTATCATTGCCGTTTTTGCCTGCGGGTCTTCAGCGGGTTGTGGAGTTGGGGCCTGGTAGTCAGCGGGCACTGCGTTAAAAAACTGGCTTGCGTCTCTGAATCCGGCCATTTCGGCCATCTTCCGCAGGGTTGCCGAATACTGGCTCAACGTGCAAATGGGATTCGACGGACCAAGCGTTTGCAGGATGGCTTCCTGCTTGGCCGCAATGCCGGTGAGTGTGGCCAACTTGTCTTCGCGTGTTCCACCGCCCAGCCCGACGTTAACCGAAACGTCCATCATCGGGTCGAACATGGAAGGCTGGACGGCGACGAATTTGTTACGCAGGCGAACGATGCGCTCTTTGTCCTGACACTGAACCGCCAGTTTGAGCAATCCCCGGTACAGATCCTTTATCCCGGTTTCCGCAAAGATGCGGGCAATCATTTCGATATGTTCTTGCGCCGCCGTGACCGTTGCAGCTACTGCCGCTTTAGTCGTGCTTTGGAGAACGTCAGCGTTTAGCCCTTGCGAAGCCTTTGTAATACCTGTGCGGGATTCCCGCGTCTCATCCAGTAACGCCAGCACAGGCAGAGCGTTCTGGCCCACGAAAGGCTGGTTGAACGGCTGAACCATGCCGGGAGCACGCATTCGTATAATGCCGCCCGTTTCGTCGTTCATCACATCGTCAAGGTTTACCTGATTCTCAACTACCGCAGTTCGCGGGTTGATGGCCTGCCCGAGAGAATCAAGCATGAGCCGCCATACCTGAGACTTAATTCGCTGGATGTCCATCACCAGATCCGCGATGGAGTTTCCGATCACCATGTGCGGCTCCGGGTCCGGGCAGATCAGGGCAAACGGGCGACTCTCTGCGAGTTCGTTGTGCACCACGTTATGCGAGGTTCCCATTGTGCAAATGTGGCGAAGTTCTGCGATGCCGTCGCCGTCAAAATCAACTTTGAGAAACGCTTCGCAGTACGCCACTCGCCGTTGTGCCGGATTTGAGTAGTCTTCGGCCCCGATGGTGATATTCCACGGCGAACGCGCCAGCCGCTCGTCGTTCATTTCCAGCGTGGTGTCCCCGATGCCAGCCTCAGCAACCTGGTCTTCGGTGTAGCCCATTGCTATCAGGTCGGAAACCGTTTTTTCGGTGCGATGCGCCACCAGGGTTGCGTCTTCCAGTGTTTTGGCTTCGCGAGAAATCAGGAACTCTTCAGGCGGTATGTTCGCAACCCGAAGCCGGTAGTCGCTGGTTTTCTTGCGAACCGTAATTGAAAACATCCCGTTTTCTTGTTCCGAATTAACAAGTTCGACGCCTTCCTCGGACAACAGGCCCATGACCTGATCCGCGTCGAGGTAGTGAAACTCGCGGGATTCGATGCGCGTGGCGTCGTCGGCCCAATACTTGACAATGCCGGTCTTGTTAATCAGCGCGTCCTTGAACCAGCCGTGAAACGTGAGAAAACCCGGATTATCTTCGGAGATGACGTACTGAACGTAATCGGTCGCTTGATCTGCGATTGGCAAGTCTTCCGCCGACTTTGGCACGAATTGGACGGCCTGCTCAGATCCAAAGAATATCCGCAACAGGCTTGGCAGTATTGCATTTACCGTATCCCGCACGTCCTGCGAGATTACCTGACTTCGGCCTGCCCGCTCATCCCCAAACGGCTCCGCGTTGTAGTAGCGCGTTGCCTTCGCCCTGAGCGGGGACACGTCGGAGTCGATGAAGCTGGCCGCGTCAACGATTGCCGATGAAACGATCCCTTCGAGTTCCGAAATGTCCATCTGAGCCATTGAGCATACTATACACCACTTGGAGGTGGTGTCAACAGCACCTGAAAGTGGTGTTACGCTTGGAACGCATGGCAGATAAACCGCAAGAAAACCCGTTTATTGAGTTTTTAGGGCGATATCGCGACCGCCCCGACTTGTTTGTGCGTGAGGTTTTGGGGGCCACCCCGGACAAGTGGCAGGACGAGTTTTTGATGGCCGTCGCACGCGGAGAGCGACGTATCACGGTGAGATCCGGCCACGGTACCGGTAAATCTACAGTGTCTTCGTGGGCCGTAATCTGGTACATTCTGACGCGCATCCCGGTCAAGATCGTAATTACCGCCCCGAACGCCAGCCAATTATTCGATGCGCTGTTTGCCGAAATCAAAACATGGATTGAGAAGTTGCCGCCCCTGATCCGCGGGATGCTTGAAGTAAAGTCTGACCGCGTTGTTTTGGTTGGCGCAGTAGATGAAGCCTTTATTTCTGCCCGTACCAGCCGATCAGAAACGCCGGAAGCCCTTGCCGGGGTACACTCCACCAACGTGATGCTGATCGCTGACGAGGCGTCTGGTATCCCTGAATCGGTCTTTCAAGCCGCCTACGGGTCCATGTCCGGGCACTCTGCCGTCACAATTCTGCTGGGCAACCCACTTCGCACCAGTGGAATGTTCTACGAGACGCACACGAACCCTGATCTGGCAAAGAAATGGTTCAGGATGCACGTTTCGTGCCTCGACTCCCCCAGGGTGTCCCATGAATTTGTTGACGACATCGTGGCGCTGCACGGCATCGACTCGAACGCCTACCGTATCCGCGTGCTTGGCGAGTTCCCCCGCGCTGAAGACGATACCGTCATTCCGCTGGAACTGGTAGAGTCGGCCATCGGTCGCGACGTAATCTGTTCG